GGTGGCTATTGGTACTCTTATTGGTGCTATTACGGTGACTTTGGGGAAAGATAAGAATGATGCTGGTAGTTATTCGTATACTACGATAATATTGGATTCACCTGAGAAGTATGAAGAATTTTTAACCAATCACCCAGGGTGAAAGGCGAGTTATGAATTGTTGGCATTGTGACACTGAGTTGATTTGGGGCGGTGACCATGACCTTGATGATGATTTAAGACCAGCGATTATGGATGATAGTTACAAGATGGTGACTAATTTGAGTTGTCCGCAATGTGATGCTTTTGTTGAAGTTTTCGTGTAATGTCTCGTTTAACAGAGTTGCAACAAGAGGCTGAGTGGCGGCGTTGCGTAGCTGATGAGAAGTATTTCATGGAAAACTATTGGCATATAGCTCATCCCGCTCATGGGCGTATCCAATTCAAGTTGCGTGCAGCGCAGTCCACAGCTATCGACCATTGGGCTGACCACAGGTATTCTTTGACTTTGAAAGCTAGACAGATCGGATGGACCACGCTGGTCGCTGCTCACCAGTTTTGGTTAGCGTTTTTTCATTCCGATCAGAACATTATTGATCTTTCACGCACGGAGCGTGAGTCTGTTTTATTGTTAAGGAAATCTAAATATGGTTTACAGCATTTACCTGAGTGGCTTGTTGCGCGCGGTCCCGCGTCGCTTATTGAACATCAGCAAAAAATGGGGTTTGATAACGGGTCGCAAATTACTTCAATGCCTTCAGCATCCGATCCTGCGAGAGGTGAGTCAGCTTCGCTGGTTGTGGTTGACGAATGGGCGTTCCTTCCAAACCCTGAGGAAGCGTGGGCTTCTATAGAACCTGTCGCTGACGTGGGCGGTAGGATCATCGGTTTGTCTACTGCTAACGGTTCGGGTAACTTTTTTCACGAAACGTGGGTTGGTTCTCAAACAGGTAACAACAAGTTCGCTCCTATGTTTTTTCCGTGGTCAGCTACCGAGGACAGGGATGAATCGTGGTACGAATCTAAGAAAGATTCCATGTTGTCTTGGCAGTTGGCTCAAGAGTATCCAACTACGCCTGAGGAGGCGTTCATCAAGTCGGGTAACCCTGTGTTTGATTTAGACAAGTTGGAAGCTATGGCAACTGTAGTCGAACCTGGTGTCATGGGGTATATGCGGGAAATATCTAAACGAGTGGTGGAGTTCAGAGAAGATGCTCACAGTTTGGCGTAGACCAGTCAGTAACCAGATTTATGTTCTGGGTGTTGACACGGCTGAGGGTTTAGCTCACGGCGATTATTCGTGTATTCAGGTGTTGGATGTGCGTTCAGGTGAGCAGGCTGCTTGTTGGCATGGGCATATCCCGCCCGATCATTTAGCTGAGGAAGTTCACATGCTTGGTTTGTGGTATAACGATGCTTTGTGTTGCGTTGAGTCTAACAATCATGGTTTGACTACAATCGTGCAGCTCCGTCATTTGGGGTATCCTAACATGTTCAGGAAACGTTCTGTGAATAAGGTCACTAACAAGGTTTCTCAGGAGTTTGGTTGGAAAACGACTAGGACTACTAAACCTTTGCTGATTGACGATTTGGGAATGGCGTTGCGTAACGACGAGTTGACGTTGTTCGACAGGAACACTGTTAACGAGTTGCGTACTTATGTGCGTAATGAGCGTGGGAGCATGTCTGGTTCTCCTTTCGATGACCGTGTGATGGCTTTGGCTTTGTCTAATCAGATGCGCCAGTATGCGTTCATGCCCGAATATGCGCCTGCTTCTGACGATTACTGGACTATAGATTGGTTTAAGAACCTTGCTTTGTCCGAAAAGGAGAGTTCTGAGACTCGTATAGGTTCAAAAACGGTGCGTGGGACAGTATAACCGTATTATTTAGAGACTATACGAACCGAGGAGGTTCAAATGGCAAAATTTGTTTCCCACACTAGCGCCAGCGAAAACGTTGATGGATCTGGCACTTCAGGTGGTAATAACAAAATGGAACGCGGTTCAAGCGTTGTAGCTAACCCTATATGGGAACCTGGTGGTTCTCAGGATTTCGCTCAACGTTTCGAGGATACTGAATATGCTCACATGACTGGCGGTTATGGTGAGACTTCTGTGCGTGAAACACCTATGAATCAGCATGGTGTGACTGGCAAGGTTGAACCTGCGAAACCACAACCACGTCTAAAGGGTTGGAACGCTAAAGGTTTCGGTCCTCGCCCTAGCTAGTGGCTGTTTTAGCGCCTGACGCTTCTTTCAAAGAGTTCGCAGAATACGTCGAAGCCCACAAGGGTCCTAAGACGGATGTTGAGCTTGAAGAATTATGGGAGTGGCGGCAAAAATTGTTGGGACTCAGGGTGATAACAGGGGCGGTTAGCCGTTCCAGGTTACCTCTTGATGAGCAGCATTTAACTTTACGTGAACGTGAAAACAAGCTGGTATCCGAAGCGAAAGCTCAAGGTAGGAACATAGAGAAGGTCTGATGGCTCGCAAAACCCGTGCTGAACAACACAGCATAACTTTACAGAAAATAACGGCAGCGGCTCGTTGGCGTGATGATATGGGTTATGACCAGTTGTGGCGACGCATGGTTGATTTGTACCGTGGGAAACACTGGCCTAACACGACGGTCAGTAATGAGGATCTGATCGCAGTTAATTTGGCTTTCTCAACTGTTAACGTTATAGCTCCCGCTGTTTCAGTTAACCACCCTAAAATAGTTGTCACCCCCAACCAGCCTGAAGATGAGGACAGAGCGGCTTTCGTTGAAGCTGTAGTCAACCACTTGTGGAGGCATCACGATTTCCGTAAACCTTTCCGTCGTTCCGTTAAAGATTTTCTTATTTTCGGTCACGGCTGGTTGAAAGTCGGTTGGAATTTCGTTGAGCAGGAACGTACTCTCAGCGACATGGAACGTGACGAAATGTTCGTGGATGCTGTCGGTGAGACAGACATGTTCGCTATGGAAAACCCTGTCATGGCAGGCGATTTGCCTACAGATGAGCAGATGGCTGCGAGCATCCCTGACACTGCGATGATGGTCGTTGAAGATCAGCCTTTCATTGAAAGAGTGTCACCTTACGATATTTACATTGATCCTGAAGCTACTTGTTTAGAGGATGCACAGTGGATTTGTCAACGCATAATCCGACCTTTGGAGGAAGCTAAGAAAGATAAACGTTACAAGGCTTCCGCTCGTAAAAACCTTGGTGCCGATTCGGTTCTGAACCCTATGTTCACCCCCACTGACAGGGAGCAGCAAGACCAGTATTTGCAAGACATTGTTGATAGAACAGTCATTTTCGAGTTTTACGACATTGTTAACAACAAGATGAGTGTGTTAGCTCAGAACGGTGAGGAGTTTTTAGTTGATCCGATACCTATGCCTTATGCTTATGGGCAGCCTTTCGTCATGTTACGCAACTACGATGTACCCGATTACTTCTATCCGATGGGCGATCTGGAAGCTATCGAGTCTCTCCAGGAGGAGTTAGATAAGACACGCTCCCAGTTGGTTAACGCACGTAAACGTTACGCCCGCAAATATTTGTTCCACGAAAGGTCTTTCGGTCCTGAAGGTCGTGAAGCGTTAGAAGCAGATGACGACGGCAGGCTTGTGCCTGTTGTAGACGAAAACAAGTCGTTGAACGAGGTTGTTATACCAATGCCTCAAACACCTTTGTCTCCTGAGATTTACAACTATTCCGCTATTATTGAACAAGACATTAACACTGTGTCTGGCGTGTCGGAATACGCCCGTGGTTCAATGCCTGAAATTAGGCGCACAGCCACTGAAGCATCCATTATCGCTGATGCTCAGAACGCTAGAGCTGCGGACAAACTAGCTATTATTGAAATAGGTATAGGTCACTTAGCGCGTCGTGTCATACAGTTGATGCAACAGTTTATGACGGGTGAACAGATGGCTCAGGTCGCTGATCGTGGCGGCGAGAATCTTTTCGTTCCGTTTGAACGTGACGACATTATAGGCGAGTACGACTTTTCCGTTGAGGGCGGGTCAACTCAGCCGATGAATGAAACTATACGAAAACAGCAGGCAGTGTCGTTGATGAACGCTGTCGCCCCGCTGGTGGGTGTGGTCATAGACCCTGCTGCTTTAGCTAAATACGTGTTACAGACAGGTTTCGGGGTTAAAAACCCTGACAAGTTCTTAATACAACAAGGGCAACAAACACCTCAAGACGCTGAAGCGGCTCAAACCGAGTCAGGCGGGGTGCTTAACCCTTTCGGCGGGGCGCAAGCGCCTCTGCCCCCTAGCCCAGATTTAGGCGCTTTTGCGCCAACAGGCGGCGTTCCCCCAGAGTTGTTAGCGCAACTCCAAGGTCAAATGGGAATGGATTTACCCGCTTTGTAACAGTTTTCATGGGACACTAAATCCTGTGATTATAGGAGCAACCCTTAGGACTCCAAAGGAGAAAATAGAATATGGAAGAAGATGTAACGGAATCCGCTGAAACGGTGGACACTCCAGAATCTTCAGTTGAGGTTCAAGAGGAACCTTCTGGTGACACTTACGCCGTTAAGGTGGATGGTGAGCAGCAAGAGGTCAGCCTGGATGAGCTTCGGGATGGATACCAGAGACAGTCGGATTACACCCGTAAAACGCAGGAACTGGCATCCGAACGTAAACGATTGCAACAGGCAGAAGCGATAGTTGCTGCACTGGAGTCAGATCCAGCAGGCACGCTAACAGCTTTAGGTGACGCTTTCGGAGTTGAGAATCAGCCAATACCAGACGGATCTTACGATTCGGACTATGAGGTAGAGGACCCAACGTCGCAAAGGGTAGCCCAGTTGGAAGCAAGGTTGGAAGCCCAAGATCGTGTACACAGACGTAATGAAATGGAAAAGCAAGTTGACAACTTAAAAGAGAGGTACGGCGACTTTGACGAGTCTGAACTTTACCAACACGCTCTGAGCAATCGGATAGGCAACCTTGAAGCTGCGTTAACACACATGCGGTACGGGGATGTTGCTGATCGGGCAGAGAAACTGGAAAAAGAACAGGAACGCACTGAAGCTAAACGTGACGCAGGTGTTGTTGAACCGACGGGTTCCAAACAGACTGGTTCGTCTACAAACACTTCTCCTAAACAAGTTGGCTCGCTTCGTGAGGCTTACGCTGAAGCGAAACGGGAGCTTGCAGGATAAACAAACTATTAGTGAGGTAAAAACTTATGGCGGCAGGAAACGCTAACTTTGACGAGATTCTGTCAACCACACTGAAAAACTACATCCCTAAATTAACTGATAACATTTTCACAGCTAGACCATTGTTCTATGCTTTGACAAACGGTCAGACAATTAGGCGTATTTCAGGTGGTGCGAATATCGTCGTTCCTATTATTTATGGAACAAACTCGACTGCTGGTTCTTACGCAGGCACTGATACTATCGACACGACTGCTCAAACAGGCATAAGCGCTGCTGAGTATTCCTGGAGACAGTACGCTGCTACCGTAACAATCAACGGTATTGAGGAAGCCAAAAACAATGGCGAAGCACAAATCATTGACCTTCTTGAAGGAAAAATTTTCCAAACTCAAGAAACTATTATTGAAAACATGAACACCATGTTCTTCGGTAACAGCACAGGCAATGGTGGTAAAGACTGGATGGGTCTATCGGCTCTAGTAGGTCTTGGTAATGATGATGGGTCAGCCGCTCTTGCGGGTATTGACGCTACCGATGGAGACAACTCGTGGTGGAGATCACAAGTTGCCAACATAGCAGGTGCGCTTACTCAAGCAAACATGGCTACAACCTATAATAATTGTTCAGTTGGTAATGACCAGCCTACAATTATCATCACAGGACAGGAAGAGTACGAAGCGTATGAAACCCTTCTTGAAGGACAGATCAGGTACACCGACACCGACATGGCTGACGGTGGTTTCCAAAATCTTCTTTTCAAGGGATGTCCAGTAACATTTGACGGTACTCTCGCTGGTGAAGGCAAAATGTATATGCTTAACACCAAGTACCTTCAGTTAGTAGCCCACAGCGACGTATGGTTCAAACCAACCCCGTTTGTGCGCCCAACTAACATAGATGCGGTTTACTCGCAGTTACTTTGCTACGGCAACTTGACAGTAAGCAACCGCGCCCGTCAAGGATACATGTACGGTATTGCTTAATACCCGCATGATTTGACGGCATAGAGGTAGTTTTCATAGGAGTAAACATGGCTAAATACGAACAGTATACTTACAACAAAGGGGCTAGACCAGCGGGGGAACCTGCGGCTGGTACCAATTTTAGAGATGCGTCACCACGACCCCAAACGGTTGGACTATCTCGTAAGATCCATCGTGTAGCAGACACGTCTGTTAAACCTGTTGCTCCTGTGGAAACACCTACTGAAAAGGTTATAGAACCTGAAACCGAGTAGAGGTTTATTTTGCAACTAAGCAGTATGCGAAGCTATGTCCGTGACATAGTTGATATAACAGCAAACGACATTTCCGATTCGACGCTAAACACGTTCATTCGGGAAGGGTACAACGCTATTGTTTATTCGGAGAAACGTTGGCCTTTCTACGAGGCTGCTGTTACTTTCGACACTGTTGGCGGGCAGAAAGACTACCCGATAGCAGATGTAGCCACCAATCTTAGTTTCACACACGATGGTGTTACTTTCTCAGGTGGATCAGCACCTTCTAACGTTGGTTTGCGTGAAGTTGCTTCTTTGAAAACAGATGACCATATTTTAGAATTTATTGGTTACGACACGGGTGACATTATTTACCCGTTGAACTCGAACACTCAAGGCAACCCTTGGTACTGGTCCATGTGGGCTTCAGGTTCAAGCGCCAGCGCTGGGATAAGCAACCAGGTTATACGCATTTATCCAACTCCGAGTGGTGTTAGGACTATTTATTTGCGTGGTTACCGTAACCCTGTCGAGTTTGGTGGTAACACAGCAATTTATCGCACGGCTATAGCTGACGCTAACACACCCGATTTGCCTGATCCTTTCAGTAGTGTTCTCGCTTTGTACGCTATTTACAGGGCTTATCAGCAGCAAGAGGATGCTCCGATGGGGCAACAGTATTACGCACAATTTATTCAAGAGTTGGAGAACCTTCGGGCAAGGTTTGAGGACACTCCTGCTTCTCAACCTCTTTTATTGAACAGTGTTCGTGCGAGCAGGTGGATGTCTCAATCTTACATGCCTAACCGTTTGCGTTATACTTGGGAATCTTAAAGGATGGCTTTAAAAGCACAGTCATCTGGTGGTAGTTCTCCTGAACCGTATCGTTACGATGAGAAGTCTGATTTCACGGGTGGTTTAA